TTAGATCTTAATTTTGCTCAAACGAAGCAGTTAGATCCACGCATCACTTTTAGTCGCTCCAGTAGTGGCACCTACTTCGATAACACTGGTGTCCTGAGGACTGCTAGGGCTAACCAAGCACGTTTCGATCACGACCCAGTGACGGGGGAGAGCCTTGGGTTGCTGGTGGAGGAGGCAAGGTCAAATTTATTGCTAAATAGCGGGACACTTGCAACACAAAGCGTCACTGTCACCGCAACTGCTTACTGGCTCAGTTTTTATGGCACTGGCTCTATTACGCTTTCGGGTGCCAGCACAGCCGGACCTTTGGTTGGAACAGGTACAAATGATCGGGTTGTGCTTGGTTTTACCCCAACCGCAGGCACCTTGACTTTGAGTGTGGCGGGAACAGTCACCAACGCTCAACTAGAAGCTGGCTCCTTCCCAACCTCCTACATCCCCACAGCAGGCTCCACCGTCACCCGTGCTGCTGATGTGGCGCAGATTACAGGGACAAACTTTAGTGGCTGGTATAACCAGAGTGAGGGGACAATAGCTACTGATTTAATACCTAGTACGGTTGGCAGTCTTGCGATTTGGACGGTTTCCGATGGAACTACCAGCGAGCGAATGCTGTCATACACAGGAACAACTTTTAGTTTTTATGTTCAGGACGGTGGCGTATCGCAAGTTCAATATGACGCAGGAGGGTACACCGCAGGAGTGCCGCGGAAAGCCGCTTCTGCATTTGCAACTAACAACTTTAATTATGCTAGAGATGGTGTTGTTAACACTACAGATACGTCCGGCTCTCTTCCTACCGTTGATCGCCTACAGCTAATGGCAGGACACAGCGGAGGGCAAATTCAAAGTGGACATCTTCGGCGCTTTACTTTTTACCCGGTGCGTCTTTCTGACGCCACACTTCGAGCACTCACTCTTTGACGACCATGATCACCTACTTCCTTAAGTTTCCCGACGAGACCGTTGCTCAGTCCTGCCTAGCTGACGCTGGTCTCTACGTCGAACCCATCGGCAACAACCCCGGCTACTACAAGCAAGCTGGCATCGGCTGGGCGTTTGACCCCATCGACACCATCACTGAGGGTGGCGTCTGGGACCCTGAAACAGGCGAAGAGCTGGTTCCTCCGACTGTGCTGGACGGCTGGCACGCCAACTACATTGGAGAAAGCCTTCCCCAGGAATTGGAGGCATTTGTTCTGAATTCTGGCCCCACTAGCCCCTATCGCGTGTTTGCTTAAAGGAGACTGCCATGCCAAGAGGACTTGCCCGCAAGAATAATCTTTCTGATTTGCCTTCTGCAGAGCAGGCAAGAATTAATCTTGGCCTGGCCACTGCAGACTACAATCGCATTAGGGGGCTTTATACCAGCGCTGGAGTTAGCAATGTTGACATTCAACGCATTGCTAATTCCGCTGGTAACTATCAAGGGCAAATTGATGGGCTAAACACGTCATTGTCTGGCATTGTTCCATCGTTATATGTGACGCGCAGTGGCGACACAATTAGCAGCGGATGGACTAATTATGGCTACATTCAGCCGGGACAGTTAGTGCAAAGTGGCGTTACGCTTAGCGGGTCGTCTGATAGCTTGTTTTCTCTTTCTGTTTCCGGCCTATCTTGTTCATTGTCCACTAGCACGCTGACTATGCAAAGCGGCGTGACTGTGCAAAGGTTTTCTGACAGTGGAGGAGTGGTGTTTGCAAGTGGCATCACGCCAGATAGGCTTGTTCCCATGCAAATCAATGGCGTGCCTTATTTTGTTGAGGCAGGCTAATGCGAATCATCCTTCATCTTGGAGGCAATGCTAAAAGGGCTATCGAAGCCGCGGAATTAGCAGCATCAATGCCTGATGCCATTGTTGTCGTATCGTCTGAAGATTCCACGTTTTATGGATATTACGACGAAGCTGGCATTGATAGACAGCGAATCATTGTTAACAATGAAGCATGGGACACAGTGACAAATTTCACGCACACTTACAAGCTTTTAAAAAGCCTTCGCTGCTCTAAGCTGTACGTTATCACTGATTTGTTTCACATTTACAGGGCACATTTAATTGCTCTGGCATGCTGGATTGGGCGCTGTCAAGTCAAGATGGTGCCATATGGCACTGAAGAGCGTCCTAGTGACAGGAAATATGCTTGGAACGATTTCGCTAGGGCTCTTATTTGGCGCTTGCTCGGCATTCTTTTCTACGATAAGAAGATTAAAGCACAACGCCGTCCAGAAATTAAGCCAGGAGAAAAGCATTCCTGGCTTGAAATTGGCATTTAATTAGCCCCTGTTTTACCATGGCACCAAAATCAAAGCTCGGCATTAGCGGACAAAAGCTTCACGAAGGCAATCGGCGTAAGAAGACGCGCCAAGGCAATGGACAAAATAGCAAAGCTAGTCATGGGCGAAAGCTTCGCAAGGGACAAGGCAAATAACAAGAGGGCCGAAAGGCCCTTTTCTTTTGGCAATAGAATACAAGAAAGCGTCTTTTACCATGGGGCAAATTATTAGAGGCGGGGAACAATTTGAAACCGCCATTGCTGCCGATTATCGCGGGCAGATTATGCGCCGTGGTATTGACAGCGGAGAAGTAGATGCCTTTGCTAGGAAACGTGTAAGCCAGCCATACACTTTGTTTGATTCAACGCTTCGTTATGACAAGCGTGCAGATTCATGGAACGAGACCATAGCAGGTTCTGCCACGTCTACGCACAATGTCAACCAGAGTTCAGTGTTTATGAGCGTCACCACTGCTTCTGGCGACACTGTTCTTAGACGAACGAGAAGGAGGTTTCCTTACCAAGCAGGCAAGTCGCTTCTTGCTATCTCCAGCTTTGCTGGCGCTCCTCTTCAAGAAGGACTCGCTCAGGAAGTGGGACTTTTTGATGACAACAATGGCGTGATGCTTAGGGCCAGCGGAACGACGCTTCAATTTGTCGTACGAGGCAAATACTCTGGCACCGTCACCGAAAACGTGGTGAACCAAGATCAATGGAATATGGACACGGCGGAATGGCTGGATTTCTCGAAAGCCAATATCTTCGCCACTGACCTTGAATGGCTTGGTGCTGGTCGCGTGAGGTGCGGGTTTATTCTTGATGGTGAATACTATTATTGCCACGAATTTCTCCATGCCAACAACATTGAGCAAGTGTATATGACATCGGCAGTTCTGCCCTTGTCATATCGCATTACCACGGAAGCCGCAATCGCCAGTGGCGCCACAATGAAGCAAATTTGCTCCACTGTCGCTAGTGAAGGTGGCTATGAACCGTACGGGGAAGTTTATACAATTTCTCCTTCCATTGGAGCGATCGTTAACACCAGTGGTGAACGTATTGTCGCCGGCATTCGCATGGCAAGCGGGCGCACTGACAACGTGGTGATTCCCGTGAAAGTTGATTTGATCACGGAAGATAGCACAACCATTCAATGGCGCTTGCGTCGCAACCCCACCACGTCGGGCGTCACCTGGGCTGCTAGTAGCAATGGACGAGGGAATGTAGAAACGACAACTGCAGGCACGATTGTCTCTGGCGGAACGACGGTAAACGCAGGCCTTTATTACAGCGCAGGGTCAGTAGCAATTAACGTGCAGGACGGGCTTAGCCTCTCTCTTGGCGTGAACAATAGCGGAGCCAGTGATGAGCTATTCTTGACAGTTACAAGCTCTGGCAACGCCAAGGCCACTGGCATGCTTGGCTGGATTGAAACACTGTGATTTGGCTAGCATTACAATAAAGAAAAAGGGCTATTATGGTCGCGCCTGGTAGTTACGACATAACCATCCATCAAGGGGCCACTTTCCAGATGCAAGTGGCCTACAAAAATCCGTCAGGCGTGCCCATCAATATGAGCGGATATACGGTGGAGGCGCAATTATGGAATAGGCTTGGCACTGCCAAACTTGCTAATTTTGCGTCTTCGTGGACGGATCAAACCAGTGGTGTTTTCTTGCTTTCGTTAGCGAGCAATGTAACAAGCGGCATCACGGAGCAAGGACAATACGATGTGATGGTCACTGAGCCAAGCGGCAATAAGAACTATCTTCTTCAAGGCAATGCCTTTGTTGATCTTGGTCTCACTGGGAGAGGGCTATGACAGTGTGCTGCAACGTAGTGGAGGTGACAAGGCCGCAAGAGCCTTTTGTCGCAATTAACCAACTTCCTCCTTCCATCGTTCAATTGAGTGCGCCAGGGCCTCAAGGCCCACCTGGGCCAGCGGGAGGCGGAGGGGGATCTTCTGGACCAATTCTCGAAACACAACAAACAATTAGCGCTAATATAGTTCTAAGCAGCGGGTACAATGGCATGTCTGTTGGTGACGTAGCAGTAGCTGTCGGTTACACAGTAACCGTGCCGGCCAATGCAAATTGGGTGGTACTCTGATGGCATTTGGAAAGATTAAGGTTGATCAAATTGAAAGTTCAACCAAGACGATTAACGTTGACGACATTGGGCTAAGCAGTGGCGTTAGCGATGGCAATAAGGGCGATATTACAGTGGCCAGTGGCGGCACTGTTTGGACGGTCAACAATGGAGCTGTAAGTTACAACGAGCTTGCCGATCTCCCGTCGTTCACTGGTCCCGTTGTTGCAGGACGAGAATCAGGAACTGGCGCTTTGCAAGGGCTAACGCTTGGCACTGGACTGAGCATTTCTGGTGGCGTGTTGTCGGCCACTGCCTCAGGCGGCACTGGTGGCGTTACCAGCGTTGGCTTTGTGGCTCCTTCTGGCTTTGCCGTGGCTGGATCGCCAGTGACAAGCTCTGGCAGTATTACGCTGAGCTTTGCTGCTGGTTATAGCCTGCCTACCACTACCAGTCAGTCAAATTGGGACACTGCTTATTCAGAGCGCTTGTATTGGGATGGTGGAGCAACTGGCCTCAACGCAATCACTGGTCGAGCAAGCCTTGGTCTTGGCAATAGCGCCACATTGAACGTCGGCACCACAGCAGGCACTGTTGCTGCTGGCGATGCGTTGAGTGTGCATGTTGCTGCGGCAGACCCCCACCCAAATTACGCTCTTGAGAGCAGTCTTGCTACGGTTGCCACCACTGGAGCTTATAGCGACCTTACGGGCAAGCCTGTTATTCCCGCCGCTGCAGACGCTCTTCCTCAGAATCTTGGCGCTGCCTCCATTGGCATTAGCACGGACTATGCCAGGGAAGACCACATTCACGCCATGCCGTCCGCAGGAGACGTGGGAGCTGACCCTGTTGGCACTTCCGCAAGTGGCATTTCAGCGCATGAAGCTGCCGCTGATCCTCATCCAGGGTATGCACTAGAGACAAGCCTTGCCACTGTTGCCACCACTGGCTCATACGCTGATCTTTCCAACACTCCCACTTTCACTGGCCCCATTGTCGCTGGTCGAGCAAGTGGCACTGGTGCCTTGGAAAGCCTCACGCTTGGCGAGGGCCTCAGTATTGTCGGCAGCCAGCTCACAGTTTCAAGCAGCGGCACAGGCACAGTCACAAGCGTAGGCCTTATTGTTCCATCGGGATTTGCCGTTAGCAATTCCCCCATTACAAGCGCTGGTGACATTACAGTTGTTTTCGCTTCTGGCTATTCGCTGCCGACAACTGCCAGTCAAGCTGATTGGGACACGGCATATTCTGAAAGGCTGTATTGGGACGGTGGAGCGACTGGCCTAAATGCAGCCTCTGGCCGCACAAGTCTTGAGCTGGGGAATAGCGCCACGCTGAACGTAGGCGCCACGGCAGGGACTGTGGCGGCGGGAGATGACAGCCGATTTACAACCAATCTCAGTTACACCCCATCGTCTCGTCTTATTGAGAGTTCAACAGGGTCTGGTGTCACGCTGCCGCTATTCACTAGCACGACGGCAGGTCTAGCGCCTCTTAGTGGCGGCGGCACCACCAATTTCCTCCGCGCTGATGGAACTTGGGCGGCGCCTCCGTCAAGTGGTGCTGGCATTACCGATGGAGACAAAGGAGACATTACAGTTTCGGCGAGCGGTGCCACTTGGACAATTGATGCGGGCGTAGTCGATACCAGCAAGCTAGGCGGCGACATTACCACTGCAGGCAAGGCGTTGCTTGATGATGCGGATGCAGCAGCGCAGCGCACAACCCTAGGTCTTGCCGCCGTTGCTTCCACTGGAGCGTACGGCGATCTCACTGGCACGCCTGTCATTCCTTCTGGAGCTGACGCCACGCCTCAGCCATTGGGCGTTGCGGCAATTGGCATCAGCGCAGATTATGCCCGTGAGGATCACGTTCATGCAATGCCAAGTGCAGGAGACGTTGGAGCGGACCCTGCTGGCACATCCGCAAGTGGTATTACGGCGCATGAAGCTGCTGCCGACCCTCATCCAGGATACGCCCTTGAAAGTAGCTTGGG